CTCTCGGCTCTCGGCTCTCGGCCTCTAATATATAGAGGGAGATGGTCGAACGTGGCGGATCTGGACGTATCATCAAGGGGTTGCAGAGTTTCGCGTAGTTAGCGTTTTCTCAGAATATTTATCATGCCAGCCAACGTATCCGATCTGATCTCGAACGGATAACCGTGCCATGTAGCAAATCGAGATAAAAAACCAGTGGATATGGGCTGTTTTCCATATTTCCTATTAGATCCCTGCAACAAAAATTTTTGACTTTTGGGGGTAGCTGCGGGAAAAATTATCATGGAAATTAAATCTAGAAAACGTCGGACTCCGAGAAATTATTTTAAGAGATATATGGCTAACTCCCAGAGACTTTCTGACTCCTTACTCCAAGACGCTATGGAGATTATTCGTGGAGTTACTTCCCCGACAGACCCAGAAATAACGGATAGTAAAATCAAAAAAACTGCCGATTTTTTGGCAGAAATTCAGAAAAATCCTGGGAGAAGTTTAAGGGAAAAGAAGGTAAGAGTAGCTGCATTTATTGAGGCAGAATTACTTCTACGAAGACTTCTCCGAGAGAATAGGATAGCTAGGTCGTGTCAGGTTTGTGGGAACGCCATGCTGCCGGATGAACATCAGACTCCGCCGTAAGGCTCCGACCCTAAAAATCCGCACTGTCTTTAAAAGAGACTCCCCCTGGTATGGCATACCCCTGGCTATCGAGCCCCCTACTAGCAGTGTTTAAACACTATCTCACGTTATTAATCTAAAAACAACTTTAAAAAATGTTTTCTATTGTTAGAACGTATCGGGCATGGCATAGTTGTTTAAACACTAACCAGGAGCTATTACATGGCAGCTACGTTTCCTAATAATAAGTATGATAAGTCCACCAGACGTAAAATACGGTCTCGAATTAAGGCGCTACACAAATTGGGACACACGTATGAGGGTATGGTTTCGATTTTGAGCGCAGAGGGATTTAAGACCCCCAATGGAGGGGATATAACAGGACAGTGCATTTCTAGCCAGGGACAGATGTCAGGGATACGTAAAAACAGCAAGAGATCCTCAAGGGAAGTTACCTATAGTGACGCCGCTCCTGCTAAGTCAGTGAATGCCAAGAAAGACGATACGCAAGTACTGGCTGACCTTATCCTGGACGCATCCTTATCAGCAGAGAAGAAAGTGGCCCTATTGAGAAGTCTACGTCAGGGCAGGTAGGCAATGCACAGAAAACATTTAGAGGAACTAACCCTTAGAAGAAGGATGGGGACTGTGAAGAAAAATAAGATGGGTAGAAAAGTAGTAGTGGTAGATCCGGCAGCGCGTTCAATAGTTAACAGTGTGGTGTCCTCTCTAGAGGATGCCCAGGCCATTGTCGGGGGACTCATTGAAAGGATCTGCACTCTGCCAAACGGGGATGAGGTGTACGCTAACGAGGAGGCTCTGTTTAATAGTGAGCTAGTCCCTTTTCTCCTCGTATTCGAGGACGTTCCCCCCATTAAAATAGTAGGTCCGGCGTACATTATTGGGTCCGTTACGGACTCTGGCAATAACCGAGACGTTTCAAGTACCGTGGATAAAATTAGAAAGTGTGTGGTTTTCTAATGACCAGAGAACAATATTTAGAAAAGGCCATAAAGAAATTCTCAGAGATGTTTAAACGACACGGGTATACTGTGCCAAAGGTAAAGGTCTCCGTCGGGTTTCCGGGCGGAGGAAAGAAACGCATAGGGGAGCACTGGCGCCCTGAGGCGTCCAGCGATAAGGTTGGGTCCATTTTTATCTCCCCCGTTATTGACGACGGGGTAGAGGTACTGGGAGTCCTCATCCATGAGATGGTCCACGCAGCGGTTGGCAATGAAGCTGGCCACGGACCCGTATTTAAAAAATGTGCCCTTGCTGTAGGACTAGAGGGAAAGATGCGCTCAACTACTGCCGGAAAGGACCTGGAAAAGGTAATCAAGAAAACCATTCGTTCTATCGGTAAGTACCCCCACACTAGGCTAAATCTGCTCAAGCGACCGACTAAGAAACAGACAACCAGAATGATAAAGATGGAGTGCAGGGAGTGCGGTTTTATCTGTCGCGCCTCAATGAGTAAGATCCTCGAAGTTGGACCACCGTTATGCGCGTGTAATTCGGAGCCGCTTTATTTTGAAGCGGCTTAGGGGTACGAGGGTAGGACCTTAACCCTAAAGGTAAGGTCCCGAGATACCCTTGAGTTTTTTAACCACTTTAATTTAGGCTCAATAGTGTTACCAGATCGGTAGCGCATATCGAATAGGGCTGTAACCCTGTCGTGATCTCTTTTACATAAAGGTAAGTGGTTATCGGTTTTCTCGAATAACTTCGCATCCCCTTTATGCGGAGTAATATGATCCACGACTGTCGCCCTCTCCCCGCAAGCGTAGCAACGGGGATTTATCGCTAGAAACTTGCCCCTATACGACTCCCATTCGGGGCCGTACATGGCATCAATATCTTTCCTGCCGTTGAACCTTCGACCGCTACTCTCTCGCTTATGTCTGGGAGTGTATTTCTTCGGTCTCATTTTTTGTATGGATTTACGGAGTGTCGTTTCACGCAAGCGCCCTCTAGATACTCGCCATGAGTTGATGAGGGATTGCAGTACGCCCAGTAGGAAGTTATTGCCTCCTCTGCGTAGTCCATAAAGTCATTCTCGTCTACGCCTGGTGGCAGTTCCACGTAGATGCGAAAGACCCTATCCTTTCGTTTACCGCCCCGTCTTTTATGCTCACTGCGTCCGCGTGTTTCCATGCTAATTGGGGTTCGCTCTCTCGGACATCTCCGACAATGCTTTAGTGAACGGAGACAGAAGTCTCCTGATCTCACGCAAGCGAAATGATAGCTGCCTGTTGCGGTCAAGTAGCTCGGCGTTTAGTTCTGAATAGTCCTTGGCCACTTTCTTATGCTTAGAGCAGGTAGGACATTCTGGCGCGCCTGGTAATTCTGTCACGATCTTATCCCGTGGTGTTTTGTTACAATCTCGTGTCTTTTAGCGACACCGTACTTAATCGCAATGCAGATCATCCGACCTTTAACCGCTCTTATGGTTATGTTTAAAGCCTCTGCTATCTCACGGTTAGACTTACCTTTGAGCAGTTCTTTTAAAACCTTATGCTGAAATGGAGTCAGTCCGTAGTCGGTCACGTCTCCCCCTCACTCACGCTCGGCCTCTTTCGTGGGGCGGTCCTCATAACAGTTTTCTATGGTAATGGATGCATCGTTAATTTCAGCGTCTACTCCCTCAGCGTCTGCCGAAATGTCGAGGTGGCGCTTAACATATTTACCAGCATCCTCTGGCGTGTCGTCTCCTTCAACGAGTACTGCTCCATGGATAGTTGCAATAAAGTTAACCCAATGTTTTTTCACGACTCTCCCCCTCTTCTGTGCGCGGCGAGCACCTTGCGCGCAATTTCCCTGCGCTCGTCTGCGTCGCAGGCATACATCACGACTTTCTCCAGCGCCCTCTCATACTCCCCAGCCTTCAACTCAGCGGCGGCGAGTTTATCCACCATTTCACTCATCTTTTGAGCGTGCCAAAGTATCGGGACACTCGCGCTCTCGGCTGGCTTTGGCTCTCCCCTTAATGCGCGCTCGAATAGTGCAGACGGAGCGCAACACGCGGGTGCAGCGGGCTTTGGCTTGCAGTCGTTTAGGAATGGCTGATCAACAGCGCGACCGCAACTTGGACATATATAGCCGCTCATCCTGCCCTCTCCCTTCGAGTTCTGCCTCAAGCGATTCACTTGGGGTGGATGTCACGGCACATCTCCAACACAGTCACATACACCGCGAGAATGATAAGCCTTAACCGCTTTGCCTTTAGCAGCGCAGCGGTTAGTGCAGTCCTTAAGCGTCGGCGTACAGCTAGATAAAAATAGCAGGGCGATTATTAGTCTCAACTAAAACTCCTTAAGCGACAATATCGCCGCGCATACCGGACAGGTCCCAACGGGAATCCAATCGTCAACTACCTCGCACGTACAGGACTTCTTTAGACTTAATTCTATTTCCGATATTTTAGCGAAATAGATGTCCTTAGCATCGAGAGCGCCTTCCATGTAGATAGATCTAAACCCATCCCCAGAAGGGCCGTACTCACATTTTTTTAGCAGCTCCTCGTAGAAGGATCTCACTGTTTTCTCCCATGATAGGCGTTAGACTTAAACTCCATATACTTAATCGCCTCTATCAAGAAGTCTAAAACTCTACGGGCGTCGTCGATGGTAATATTTATCTCTATTCCCTCGTCGTCTCCAATAATTACAGGGCGAAATCTGCCGTCAATTCCGATAGCCGCTGTGTCTATCTCCGCCGTTACTTCACTGCCGTCGATTAGCTCTAAATATGGCTGTACCACTCATCCCCCAGTAAAAAACGGCTGGCAGTACCTAGGTGACATTGACCCTAGCGCCAGCCGTGGCGTCCACTACGGACTAAGTTGTTCTAGTCATCGCGCCGCCGACTTTTAGGTACGGGTGCGCTTTTAAAACTTCGCTCATTGAAACGAATATTCCGTCACTAACGTCATTTGACCATCTGGGACCTGCTACTAGTTTATCGTGACCCGGAGCCAAACTTACCGAAGCTACTGAGAATCTATTGCCTTGGTTCCCGCCGAGAATTGCGGCTAGGTTCTTCTTCTCGTCTATCCAGTAAAGGAAGTCCCCTACATGGCGGCCCCCTCCAGGATGCTGGATGTCAAGTGTCGCGCCAAACCAGAACGGGCATTTTTTCCCCCACGTAGACCATGATCTAGCCCCCGCGCTATTAGTTCCCCTGACCCCGACTTTTCGCTTATCGGCGTTTTCTCTCACAGAACACCACGCATAAGAATTGCCGGACAGCGTCTTATATCCCGGCAGTCCATCTAGCTTCCACTCCGGCACATACCGCGCATTTAACTCAGGATCGGTCTCACTGCGTCCGAGTAGGTCGATGTTAGCGAACACCCACGGAGCGCCGAACATCCCTCCTGCGACCACTGGGGCTGGTTTAACGTCGGGTACTGGTTTAATGTCTGGGGCAGTATTACCCTTATGTCCGATAGCGCCAAGCGTCGTGGCCTCAGTGATCGGCCCGTAGTCGCCGTCTACTGTCAGCTTATTCCCCATTCCATTTAGAGCCGATTGTAGCCGCTTAATACCCTCTGTTCGGTCAGTCACGATTCCCCCTAATTTAGTAGTTCCAAGTTTTCCAGACCATTCCGTAAACAAATATCAGAGCGGAAATATTAAATGCCGCCGCTGCTATTTCATGCCAGCTCATTTCTTAGCTTTTCTTTTCTTAGCTAGTAATTGTGCCGGAGGGGTAAATTTATCTACCCATACCGAGAAATTATTTTGATTTATTACCCGTAGTCCGCGCATTAGCGTGGCCCCACCTGGCTCGATTTTTACTCCGCTGCGCTTAGTAGGTCGCTCAAGACGTTGAACACGTAGCATTTAAAACTCCTTTTAGTGAAAGTTAATTTTGAAACACTAATACAATTTAAGTGGCCATGTCTATAGTCTCCTGTTTAGATAACAGAACTTCTGCGATGTACTCATCCGTTGAGCTGGAGAATATTCTGTGAACAAAACAACTATTTTTCTGACCTAGTCTTTGAATTCGGTAGATAGTTTGTTTTAAATCTCCGGGCACCCAAGGTAAGTCATTAAGGACTATGTGATTAGACCTGGTTAAATTTACTCCGGTGGATAGCGACCCGATTGTAGCCACTAAAACAGTTCCCTGGCCAGCTTGAAAATTGTTTACGGCTTCCATACGTTTGTGCGCTGGCATATTCCCGTTTATCGCCACAGTCCCTAGCCCCCTGGCCAGAGTCTCCGACGCTAGGACGTGGTCGGTGTAGACCAGAGCGCACCCCGTCTCCTCGATTAAATTCTGTACGTACTTTATGGTGGACGGAGTTTTACTTAGTGCCGATACAGCCTTGACCGTAGGGTCGAATCTCTCTGAGTATGTTTCTATGTATTCTTTAAAGGCTTTTAGCAGTGCGTGGTCCGGCTCTGAGCTAAGTATAACGTCCTTAAAAACTACCTGCGGGAGATCCAGAACGTCTGAAGACTTAATTCTTAAATACTTCCCATCCAGGTAAGTTTTTAGCTCCTCTACGTTTTTAAGCCCGGACCATTTTAGTATTGTGACGTGCCTCCCGCCTACTTCTATCGTGTACTCCTCCCGGTAGCTAAACTTATCAGCGAATGTTATTTCATCGGGGTAGGCGTCTAAAAATCGACTGTCCGGTGTGTCTGGACAATAGCTACACAACGATAAAAGGCTGTAGAATTCTTGCGTTCTGTTTTTAATAGGAGTGCCAGTCAATAGATGTATGCGCTTGATGCTATTCTCGTAAACATTTTTGTGTATGAATTGTGTGCGCTTGGCCTTCATTGACTTAGCTAGGTGTGCCTCGTCCATAATGACCATGTCCGCCCACTCAAATAGGTGTTCTGATTTCTGGCACAGGTCGTAGCTAACCAGCACGTAGTCCGAATCGAAAACGTCGTAAAGATCCTTACCCTTCTTTACGGCAGTGACAACTCTATCGGGAGGTGCCCAGAGGCGGATCTCAGCCTCCCAATTAGCGATAAGATACGCCGGGCATATCACTAGGCAGTTACCGCCTAGACGTTCTCTTAGTTCAATGGCAATTCTAGTGTTATGTGTAACTATAAAATGATCTGTTAGATAGTGTCCGCCCTCCACTGATATGCAAGTAGCCTCATGTCTGCCAGCACTTTCAATAGAGGCTACTCTCCTCCTAGGAAGGTACTTGGTTTTCTCTTTAAATCTTTTCCTTTTAAAAGGCTTAGATAGCGGCACCATGCCACAGGGCATGGATATGGTGATAGTCCAGCTATTGAATATCCCAGTCTGACATCTAGCCCTTTTAAACCGCTTTCTAGCAACTCCTCCAAAACTCTCTACTATCTCTCTGACATCATCTACTAGCCTCTCGGATGCCGAAGTAAATTGTAGAGTCCCGTCCGACATGACGTATCCGTCCGTATCTAGAATACCAGTTAGAATATCCAGTCGAGAGGTGAAGGACCCATACTTGTACTGATCGGGAACGAATTTGTGCTTGGATAGAACATCTAGACCCAGTCTTTTTATCTCCGAGAACATAGGATTTCTATTATTTTTATCCCTGCCAAGTATAGAGATAGTGAAACTATTGCCACTAGAAACTCTCTTAACCGTGTACCCGTCAGCGCACTTTACTATTCTTTTATATATGAAGGGAGATCGGTTGGTTAGTGTTACCCCCCTCCGCAGACTCCCGTCTCCGATCAGGACCCCCATTAAATATGGGGGTATGATTAAATCCCTGTCGGAGAAAGATGCGGGAGAGGATAGCTGGGGTATGACCCATCTTAGTTTTCCCCCTCGCTCTTTTAAAGTAGATTGTATGCTAGCCGTGTCTAGGACTTTAAATCCAAGACCCCTGGCCTTTTGATTTCCGTTTTGAACTGACCATAGATGCTCTTTACAACAGTGAGTAGAGCTGCCGTCATTAAACGATATTTTAAAAATATCTTTAACCCCTTGGGGATATACTCCAAGGACACGTCTATGTTCTCCATTTTGACCTAGCACAATATCCCCTACACTCAGGGACGCAATAGGAACCGGACCTTTCGGGGTATAAACTCTTGAAGTATTTTTCTGTGCCTTTCCCAGTCCGGGGTCCATCGCGAGTATTGAGTAGGGATTTTTTATTGCGTAAAGAATGCCGCGCTCCTGGTATTCTCTCAGAGGCGCGGCAGGTTTCACTACTTCATGCCCTTACGCATGAGAGCGATAAAGGACATAGTAACTTCTCCGTCAGCGTCTAGGAACTCAGTGCCGTCTAGCGACTGGCTTAATTTCTTAGCCTTAGCTTTACTGGCATCTGTTTTTTTCCACGCGGGGAACTCCTCATTAAGAGTAGCCGCGAACAACGCTTTATGAGTCTCGTTTGAGCGCGAGTAGGTAGAAGTTTTTGACTTCGTTTTTCTCGCGGCCTTCGGAGCTACTACTTCCTCCCCCTCATCATCGTCGGGAGTGTCTTCGGTGTTAATTTCTTCTTCTTCTTCTTCAACCTTGGCCGCTTTAACCTTGGCCTTAGTTTTTTTCTTTGGCTCCTCGGTTACTGTCTCCGAAGCTGCGGACATCTCTCCAGAGATTGCCTTCTCTACTTCTTCTTTCAGGGACATAAACGCATCGTGCGCGTTCTCATCGTCGCCGATTGTAGCCGTAGCCGTAAGTTCGCAATAACCGTACTGCTCCATTGGCATACGGCGTGTGTAGGTAACTGTCTGTGGTGTCATTAAATTCTCCTGTTTGGTTAAATTAAATCTAGGTCGTTTTCTTTTAAATACTCTAACTCATGCGGTAGCGGTTCTAGTACCCCCAGGACATCGTCAACTCTATAGTCAGTAGCCACTAGATTAGCGAGACTGAGCATTGCCTTCATGTACTTAGCCCTGCCCACTCGTATATTGTGGGAGCTAGCTACGTAAGACTTGCAGTTGAAATAGTCCTTAGATGCGAACGTCCAGATAAAGCTATTTAGCTGCTCCCCCCTTGGCAGGGAGAAAATATCTAAATACAACGCTGCCGATAGGTCATAATGATAGTATGAGATTTTGTTTCTCATCGAGCCATTAGACCTAGCGTTACCGCTGGTAGACTTTAGATCCAGTACGAAATCATCTCCGAGACTATCGGCCCGGACTTTCACTATCAGCTCCACCGCATCGCACGGAGTCCAGTCGAAATCCACCCATCCAGAATTTCGGTCTAATACCTTATTAAATTCTGGGGCGTAAATATCTCCTGCGTACACTGCCAGCTTAACGAATAGCGATACCTCCGGCTTCCCCCCATCGACGTAGCTCATCGCTATGTCAGACGCCTTCACGGAGTTGATTAATCTCTCGGCCTCCTCACGCTGGCTTGAAGTCACAATGACCCGGCCCTCGTTTTTGGCTTTAAACTTCTCCCAGTCAGCCCCCCTGCGGACTTTGCCACTATATACAGCGCAGTCCTTGGACAGCTTTTCCGGCTCCAGTACGCCAGTGTGGAAGTAGTTACCCACGCTAAACGCTGGCACGTCCTCTCGCTCCACAGTTTTATCGACATACTTCTTGATGAAGTGAACCTCATCGTCGAGTAGGTCTTTGAACTGTGAGCTAGAGTAAGTACCTACTATTGAGTGGTACACCTCAGAAGGCATATCGAAGTTATACTCGTTTAGTACGTAGGGACTAGAGATCGTCTTCTTCGATTTCTTCTTCATCCTCTGCGTACTCCTCTCCGCTTCCTTCTTCTTCTACGATGTCCACTTCGATAGCGTGTGCCATCTCTCCGGCCCACTTGCCTTTCTGGATTTCGTTCTGACCTTTGTAAACGATCTGTAGCATCGCTCCGGTCTCTACGTTCGCCATATACTTACCGAACCCGCCTGTGTGGTTAAGTGTGATGATGTTACCGCGAAGTCCTTTAGCCTCCGAAGGTTTATTAAAGAAAACTTCTTCTACCTTCACATTGTACGTGTCGTGACCGTACTTATCCTGGCGTCCAGTGCCGATGTATTCCCCAATGATAGTGTCATCCTCTGACCACTTATCCCATGATCGGTATAGGCTACTGCCCCCCGATATTTTCTTAGTGCTTTTAAACACTCTTTTAGCCATAGCTTCTCTCTCCTCGTGTGTGGTCTTGAGTTAATCTCAAAACCTATTTTAAATTAAAGTAAATCAGAATCAGCATTAAGAAAATATTTTGAGAATTTATCGTAGTCATACTGTGCCCTCTCATCAATGTACAAATTTGAGCATGGCACAATGAGTCCAGAAATATTTTTCTCGCTGTCCTTTTTGTAGGCCGGGCTCCACGCGAAGGGGTCTAGCTTTATTTGCTTGGCGAAGTTACGGAGTTTCTTATCGGAGAAGTAGTACACGAATGCGTCACGCATAGAGTCGGCCAGTATTTTTATTTGATGTTCCTGTCCGATGCGTCCTTCAATGTAGAGCGCGTCGTGGAGTGTGAAGCATACCTTACAGCCTCGGCCCACGGCCAGGTCTACGGCCTTCCTCATTACCGACGCGCCGAATCCCTGGATCGGTACGTTACACACTGACCGGATGTTTTCGTTATCGCCAAACATCCTCCACCCACAGGGAAGCGCTATCGCCCCGTTGTTACGGTAGTCCCTCTGTAGCTCATCCTGCCAGTTTTTAAAATCTGGGTAGGCGTCGTAGAACATATCAATTTGATTCTCGGCCTCGTCCTCTGTCCATACGCGGCCCGTGTCGTTAGTCAGTTTAATAGCCAGTCCATGCTTAGTCATTAGGTAGGAGATGCCGAGTACCGTTGCCTTAAACAGATCCCGCATCGGCTTATGGTCTTCTTTCCTGCCGTCCATAGGAACGGCTCCGGCTAGCTTCGCGGTGTGTAGGTATGGGTCTCCAGAGAGATACGCCGCTATCATATTGTCGTCCTCGGACTCCAGAGCCGCGATAAAAAACTCCTGCGATCCGTAGTCAATGCCAGCCATGAAATGATCCCGGTCAGGGGTAACTAACGCTCTCATCCACGCTGGCTTTAGAAACATAAACCCACTGGCGGCTGGCTGGGATCTAGACGACTGAGCGCCGTAGTGATTCATGTATGGCCTTACACGACCATCGCTGCCCACAGAGTCCCAGAAGTTTTTACGCTTACCGCCGCTGTCACTGAATCCGTATAGGGACTGCTTGAGTTTAAGGAAGCGGACCATCTGAGCGCCAAAGATGTCGGCAGGATAGTCGTGTCTGAAACTGTATTGCTTTTCAAATGCCTCAAGCGACAGAGAGAGTTTTTTGCCCTCCGTTTTAATCCATAGTTTGGTGTCATGGTTCTTTGCTATCCAGTCTTGGGTTATTTTTTGGTTCCACGTAAATTTATTATCCTTATGGTTCCAGCGAAAAGGTTTTATCTCTGGAAATAATTTATTAATCTCACGCTGCACATCCATGAGGATGTTACCTACCTGCCGAGAGAAATTCCTGGTGTTCTCAATGTCGATGGGATAGCCGAGTGTCTCCATGATAGCAGTGTGCGCGGAGTAGCGGCCCCGTACCATAGCCTCCTCGATAAACTTAGCTTGGGATGTCCCCCCGTCTAATTTTTTAAACTCCTGCCAAACCCGCTCCCATATCCTGGGGAGAAAGACTACGTCAGAGGAGCAGTAGTCCATGATGCTTTTACGATCCGCCGCAGAATACTTTTCGGGAGCTGAGATAATTAGGTCCCGCATTTTCTTCTTATGTTCGGTGTCGCGTATTTTCCCGGTGAGTTTAAACGTCGCCTCTGCTAGCGAGTGAGTGGCCTTAAACCCCTCCGCCTTATCCGCATCGGTGCGCTCCCACTTAGGTTTAGGTTTTTTGACCCTCCTAACTTTTCCGTCTACTAGCTGCTCCCCCCACTGTAACTCGTCATTGTGATTAGTCAGCATCCGGTACTCTAGAAACAGATCCACCCACTCGAACTCAAGTGGGTCTAGTCCTAGGGCCATAAAGGATCTGGCCTCTGCTACGCAGGAGTAGCCTATCACTGTGTCGAATTGCAGGAGGTAGTCGGCCAGTTTTTTCTGAGCGGCGGTGTCGCGGTGTAACCACCAGTCGCGGCTGGTTTTCGTAGCCATGTCCATAGTGGTACAGCAGACCAGGGTTACTTTAGGCTCCACCATGCCGGAGAACTCAAAATCAAGTGCTACCGTTCTCGCCAATTATCGCTCCCCCGAAAAACATTATTGAGTGAGTGTTTAAAACGTGAAACTATTACCTGGTCAAGGGGGCCACTGGACAGTGACGCGAGAGGACGAGCTATTCATCATCAATGTATTGAGACAGGGAACAATAAAGTGGCCGGGCCGCGCCGAGTGCTTACGCCGTGCCCGAAAAAAAGTTTTCGTAAGAGTCGGTAAGAAGGGCCAGAGGATCTATAAATACCACTGGCATTGTGCCAGGTGCCTCCGGTGGTTTAGGGACGAGAAGTCAATGGAAGTGGACCACATCGAGGAGATAGGTCCGTTTAAAGGGGACTTTGACGACTACGTTAGGCGGGTGTATTGTCGTCAGTCGAACCTTCAACTTTTATGCGGAGTATGCCATCTGGTAAAGACGCAATCCTACTCGTCGGCCAGGTCTCGGTGGAAACGGAAGCCGCGCTCCTAGCCTCTCTCATTTTACTTATCAATAATTCTTGTTTGGGGATGAGTCTGTTTAAACATTGCACACAGGTAACTCTGGCTAGCGACGTGGTGTAGTCCCGGTCGTGGATCGGTTTACCGTCGTCCGTTTGGCCAATGACTTTCTTATTCTCCCACGTTTCGGTACACCACTGGCGGTACTCTCCTCGACGCGAGTTTTTAAAATCCCGGATCTTATGATTAGACGTATAGTGAACCACCATAACCACCCCCAGGAAAATGCTAGAATTAGAAAGATAGTTTGGTCAATGTTTTCACCCCCTCTATTGCGGACAGTGGTATTTTCTTGAACCCATTAACGGACTCTGTGGAGGGGTCGTAGCTAAGTGCTACCAGCAGGAAGGTCTCAGTCTCTCGCAATAAGATGCCTACCGTGTGCGTGGTGTCTAGCTCATTAGTGATGTCAGCAGTGGGCGTCCAGTCGTTAGACGCTTCACTGTCCCTCCAGACGATGTGTACTATTGAAAACTTCATCTAGGAGCCTCATCCGACGCATCTGTTCGGCACCAGTGCCGACAGTCCTGACACACATAACGCTTATAGGTTTTAGTGAGTGTGTGGTACTTACCCCGACTTATCAGTCTTGAGCTGCCGCACCCAGGACACGCCTTAGCCTTTAGGGGATTAAATAAATTTTGGTTAGGAAGGGAGCCAATGACCGGGCGGAGTTTATTAAAGACCTGTTCGAGAACTACCACATCCTGCTTACAGTACTTCTCCATTGTCTTCATTGCCTTAGGGTCTCGGCCATGTACTTTTACCCACAGATCCCATCCCTCGTGGTCCATTTTTTCGTACTTGGTTAGGAACTTGGCTATGGTATTTAAACGGTTGTTAAATACCATCATGTTTTTCTTGGCCTCTGCACAGGTGTCTACGTGGGCTATCTTAGGTAAGTGCTGGAGACCGTGGAACATGAGTCTGGTCTGGAGGAACTTCCAGTCAAACCTTCGTCCATTATGAGTTACTATACAGTCAGCATCCTTAAGGACTTCATAGATAGCCAGGCATACTTTCCTGTCGTCGTTAACATTCTTCTTCCACTCCGGGAAATCCCAGGCGTTTATACACTGGGTCTGTTTACTCCCCAGGACCTTCCATCCCGCGCAGATGATAGAGCTGATGCTGGCCTTGAGAGTCTGTCCCGGGTAGTTGGAGAGCTGTGTCCATTGCTTGAGCGCTTCCGGGAGGTTCGGTAGTGTCTCTAAATCATAAAGTATTATTCTAGGTCCACTCATACGGAAAGTGTTAACCAGTAGTCCAGGGAAAACGAGTCTAGTTATGTATAAAAGTGCGGGGTTTCTTTATAGCCGTGCCCCGCGACGGCTTTTATGTCCGGTACTACTAGTAAGTAGATCCACCTACGATTGTATTCAGCGGTTCTTCAATGGCAAGCGGTTAGTTCCAGGGGATTAGCTTTAGACTTTTGTCTATGGTCATAAATAATTGATCGAATTGTCCGACTAATTGTTTACACTGGAGGATCTGGCAATTCGTTTGGAAGTTCTTTCGGATGATTTTCCAGTCCTCAGATAAGATAATTAGTCCGGCCTTCTTCATGCGGTCACACTGGTCTGCTGGGTACTCAGTCTCTTTCCCGCTGATAGCATTAACGAAAAAACATCGCTCTGAGAAGGGCAGAGTCACTCCCGCCTTGAAGTCCTGTATCTGCATGGACGGGCATCCACTATTTACGAGCGCTAATATTAATAAAGCGGCGAGCCGCATCGCGTACTGCATCGTCGATAGCCTTTCCCTGTTCGGGAGTTAACTTATCCCTACCTAGCTGGACCTTATCTAGACCGTCCTGTAGGGCGGCGTCGAATAGTTTTTGATCGAAGTGTCCCTCGATGTAGATAGCTCCGAGATTCAAAATTATCAGGCCGTTGTTAGCGAGAAGGTTCGCGAGAAATTCTAGACAGAGTGTGGTCAGCTTACCGCCTTTTAATATCCAAGCGGTGTAGGGAGAAGCGGCCAGAGCCAAGGCTAATGCCGAGGCTCCAGCTTTCTTTATCCCCTGGAAATCATATCTCCCGGAGATAGCCATACTTATACAGGTTCGCCAGCAGAGATATTTACGGAAACAGCCTCACCGCCCATAAGGTCGATGTCCATTTCGCCGATGATTTCTTTAACGCCTTCGCCAAGGTCAGCATCAGCCTTTACTTGAACCTTAAACGATCCCACGGGACCGATGGGATTAACCATCGCGCTCATGCCGTCAGCAGCTACATCAAGAGTAGCTAGCGACTCATCGCTAACTGCCCACGAGGGAGCGCCGTCAACAGTGGCGGGATTTCCGAGAGCATCTACGAACGCTACGAATAGCGGTAATTTCTGGGTTACTTTTAAAAACATCTTTGACACCTTTCGTTTTTCCCCGTCAATGAGAGTGAAGAATTCAACTCTGACAGCATCGACGGGAGTTAATTTATCCAGGACTTTATAGATCAGATAATTCTGGTGACGTGTAGTGAAAAGGATAGTCCTCTCCAACTTACGCATACGCTCTGTCAGCTTTACAACTGACACCGCGTACAGAATTACCATGCAGAAGAATATGAAAATAAACATATTACTCGCTTAGGACTTTTACCAGTGCGGCCTTAGCCTCGGCGCGGATCGGCTCAAGTAGTGCCTTATCCCAGTCGCCAGGGATAGCGGCTTCGAGTTTGTCGATAGCTGCGTCCAGTACGTCAGTGATGGGGCTAATTAATTTAGCAATCGGATAGCCGATTTTAACTGTTAATTGATCCCCGTCAACGTACAGGCCAGCCTTAGCCCCGTCTCCGCCTACTACTTGTTCTACAATCGTCTTCATAAAACCTCCCTTGGTTTTTAATTTTCGGACTTAAACTTCCTTGGCCTAATTGATGCCTCTAAACTATCCACACGCAATTCTAATCTGTCAGCATTTTTTTCCGTGCGTCTCTCGGAATCTTTAATGCCCATTAGGATTCTATCCGTGTTTCTTTCCTGGTTCTCTTTTATCTCCGCAATATCTTTTCTCATGTACTCAATCTGGACTGATACCTGTGCACCTTCTTCGCGAGTGATGAAGGTCTCTTTAAGATACGGAGCTAGGGCTACTGCTAGTCCTATTAGTCCAGTTACACCTATCTGCCTATGAGTTAGGGAAACTGTTTTACGTATCTTATGGTCAGTGTCATCCACTTAGGGTCTCCATCCAGATACCGGAACAGAAACTATTGCGGTATAATACGCCGCCGAGTTACTAAGGGCGTCGAAGCTAGATCCAAGTGCGCCAGCGTTGTTAACACCGAACGCGAATAGTCTAAAGTTGTTGGCGTCAAACGCCACAGCAGACCCAGCCTTACTCTCAGCATTACCGAACGCCGCCTGTCCTATAGTGTTATTTTGTACGTATGCCCCGACGCCTTCAATCGTTGTGTAGACAGTAACCTTAGCTGTGTCGATGGTAATGCTAGAAGGCATACCTATTAAGTAGTCCCCAGAGCCAGCATTTGCTGTACCTGGTGCCGTATGCCTAAACTCGTATCTACCCTCCATCGTGTTCCCGTACCGTCTCCACCAGATTTTATTTATAACTACTGTAGCCGTACCGAGTGTCGGACTAGTCGTCGTCGCCGTAAGCTTTGACGTAAACGTACCGCCGTCGATCCAGTCAGTAGACGCGAAACGGTCTAGGATCTGCCAGTTAGCGCCGTCGCTAACTACTTTTATGCTCTCCTGCTCCGTATAGAGAGCGTAACTTCCCCCCGCTACTCCGCCTATTGTTTGCCCGGAGGTTGTAGCCAATGTGTAAACCTGGGTTAAGCTAGTCCCTAAATGCTTAATCACATACTGCTTACCTGCTACTCCAACTGCTGTAGGGAGAGTAAGCGTGAAGCTGGCACCGCTACAGGTGATAATATCGTCAGTACTCAGGAGGGTATAGCTAGAAGTCTTAGCTGAAATGCCTACGGACCCAGACGGAGAGGACCATGATGGGATACCGCCAGAAAGTCCCAAGTAGAGTCCGTTAGCCCCAGCCGCTAAACGTGTAGCCGTCCCGCCAGTGCCTCCATAAATAATATCCCCAGTGGCAGTCATTGGACTGCTAGCATCTATTCCTGTCTTTAACTTCCAGCGAGTGTCTGTGGGGCTGTACCATAGCTCTACTGTTTTCTGAGCTGGTATTAGCACGTCCGCGGCTCCTGGAAGTTTGATCCTGTCTGCCGCTGCCGCGCTTCCGTTCTCATGCTTTAAAGTAATTACTGCGGTTGAGATATTGTGCAGAACAATTACTTTCGACATCGTTAAGGCGGTGGAGTTAATGCCCTGAATGTCGGTAGCCGTAGACCCGGTAAACTCAACAACTGCTTTAGTGGCCGATAGCTGTACGATAGTGGCCGTCGTCGCAACAGTCTGAGAATCTAGTTCTAAGAGAGGAACTTTTAAAATAGCTACTGGGTTTACCTTATCCCCAATGTCCATTTTGTTAGTGGGTGTAGTCCCGCCAGTCGGGGAGGTAAGGAAAGATAGTTTAGTACCTCTAGCCCCGGTAGTGTGGGCTTCGGTAGCTACTGCCTTAATGCTAGCCGACTGGACTTTAGCCGTAGTGTCGTCGGTAGTAATGACAACTACTTCGGCTATTTCATCAGAACTCTGCGTGGCTCCGGTTCCAGAAAGTCGGCTTTTCTGCATAGTCAATTTAGCGGGAGTGGCAGTGTCAGCCACGTACTCTGACTTAATCCCTGTGGGACCTTTGGCATGGATACGGGCGTCAGGTGCAGAGGTTCCTACCCCTAAAAATCCGTTCGATAATCTCATGTGTTCTACAGCAGTAGCAGATAGCGCGGGAGTGGATTCCCACGCGATGTAAACACCACTCGCACTAGCGGTCTGGTTTTCTACTGCTACCACTTTCATATTAGCTACTACGGGATTGCTTGAGTCGCTGGCGCGGCCAATGACTTGAAGCTGGCCTACGATGTCGCCGGATAGTACCTGGCCGTTACTTGCGATACGTCGCTTGATTAATTTTAGGATAGGTCCAACTGCGTCGGCAGCTACTCGCAGAATATCAAATGTGCTATCGGCTCCGGTAATGGAAGCTGACGCCGTTGTTAAATTCAAACGGAAAATTTCTACGTCAGCCGCGCCCGTGTACATTTTGTAGGACCAGTAAGTAGGGTCGTTAGTGGTATCCACCCAGTACCCGCCAGCTAGTGTGGCAGAGGGTCTGGAAGTACCCGACTGTCCGCTCATTAATGCGGCCTTAAAATCATTTAGGTGTGTCGCTAACTGCGTCCCCGATGTCGCGGCAGGGTTAATATCCGGGAAAATTGTCTGACTCATTCTGCTGTCTCCTTAAATAACGCTTAGATTTTTTCTACCGTAACCTTTAACCGACACGTCAAACTGCCTAGCGACTTGAACTGCGTTCTTATCGTAGAACCTAATTGAGAATCCGGTCAAATTCTTATAGTCAAATGCCCAGTAGTCTCCAGTAGACGCGCCGTCTATAGAAATCTGGACGTTAGGGCTGGTCCCAGGACCGTAATACTCAGTAATATAATTGACCACATAGCCGGACCCCGCGCTAGACATAAGATTCTCAAAGGACTCAATTCTATCAGGCATATCAGCAGATATGGTCCCGTCAAATACTCGCGGCGTTACGCTAGATACGTTACTGATTAGTCGGAGACGGAACTGGAATATCCTGGCCGTGGCATCGCCTATTAAAAATGTTCTCCAGGGAGTGAATATCGAGGACAGACCTTCGTTAAGGGCCAGAATTATATCCAGGGAAGTCCAGTCCGACATTACGTTTAGCTGGTCCGTGGATCGGTACTGGGTCTCTAGTCCCCACGCAGAAACTCCGGTGCTAGATAGCAGAAGAACCGACGCGAGAGTAGTCCAGTTTGACATCAAGTCATCCTCTGCGAATCCCTCCGATTGGATGCTGGACTGGAGACGTACTGTGTAGATCTCCCCAAGGTCTAGGAGACTAGCGTAGTAGTAGTAACCCTCTGAGTAGTACTGTCCTACGCCCGGTCCTCCTGGCACAGCTTTATCAAGTAGGAGAGCGCCAGAGGCATTGACCACTTTATCGAAAGTCCCCGGCCATGTCGGGGAGTCGGAAAGACTATCCACAATATTTAGGTTAAACAAATTAGGTATTGTGGTAATAGCCGCTGCTGCGTTTACAGACTCCGTGCCGTTGAAATCAACGGCCTTAATTAGGTACGCCCCGGTTCTCGCCTGGGTAGTAGTCGTCCCGGTCTTTGCATCAATGCGGGATATGGGGATAGTGGTCTCCCAAGTGGCGGTTAGACTGGGGGAGAATCTAATTAAATATTCTTTAACATCACAATCAGCTACTCGATCCCATGACAGTTGTAGAACTTCGTTTGTAATATCTAGATAGAGTTTCGGTACATCGCTTGGGGGAGTTGTTTTTGAGACGGGTGTCTGACTTACAAACCCAACATTGCCCAGAGCTAATTTCTTACCGCTGGCGGAAACTGCCAGAACTTTAAATCTATGGAGAGTGCCGAGGAAATCTGTATTGACCGTGTAGCGGTACAAACTATCCCGAGTAGTGTCTATGCGGTTGTACCCGCCTCCGTAGTCTACATAAATTTCATATAGCTCTACTGCTGAATTAGGCGGTGCCCACAGTAACTCCACAAAATAGGTGTATCCAGATCCAGTGGCAGCGCATTCATAGCCCGAGTCAGTGACGGCTAAGTTAACCACTTCTCCGGGAGGACGGAAGTCTGGGTTAGTAGTTGGTGATAGCTGCGGGTCGTAGTCTGGCAGTACGTCTGTTGATTCGTATGCGTAGATACCGTCAGCCTTTTCAGTCAGAGTAATAGTGGCAGAGAGGTCATCGTTAGGAGCGATTGCCTTTACGATACAATCGTAGACGATGCTGCCAACTACTCCGATAACAATTAGATCCCCGACTGCTGGAATACTCCCGGCCAGAGTAAAGTTACTGGGACCTGTGGAAGTGAGAGTGCTGGTATAAATAACCCCAGTGGCGGCCCGGTAGGTGTATCCATAACTAAGCATACCGTCGATGTCGAGACTGTCGTTAATAACTATCATGTTACCGGATACTGATTTAACTCTCGCCGGATACCCGCCCACTCTCATAACGTCTTGGGTTATCTGGACGTAGTCGCCGCGAGTGCAGACCAGGTGTTCAAAATCAACTGTGAGGGTGATTGTTTCCTGGCGTAGTTTGTTCTGCGCTATCATGTAACGGCCAAAACGCCATGCCTGTTCGTGACTCGTACACGCGAAGGCTGTCATCTCCTCAAACTCTTCTGCGCTGTTCTCGTCAAACCCGTTGTCGTAGACAACTACCTCAGAGACGTTCCAGTCAGATCCGGGATCTACATATTTAATTTTCAAAGCGTCCGGTCGTGGCCCGTAGAACCTAGTGGACGAGAACCCGGAGGAGTTTCTAGGGGTGAATATCTGTACTGGAGTGGTCTTGAACTTATCTACTAAGACTCCGTACTTGCCGTCCACGATGTTTAAACTAGCTTGAGCTGCCCCCGACACTTGGTTTAGTGCGGATTGCAGGGGAGTTGAGTAGTCGAGTACGAAGTTAGTTTCAAACCTGGGGTCAACAAACGTCTGAGACGGGGGAGGTGTCGGGATAGCGTCACAGAAGTCAGCCCACTCGACCAGACTGTTTACATCTAGTCTGTCTTTGGTTATCGCCTTCTTATTTATTTCCCCGATTAGCAGATCAGTAAATACCCACGCCGGGTTACTGGTTATCTGCTTACTCCAAGTCATCGTCCCATCGTCGTAAACATCGCACACGGATCTTACTAGACCGGATAGATTTTGGATGGTCCCGTTTAACTGGCTTGTGGCTTTTATTTTTAGCTCTAGGAATACGTGGCGTTTATCCGTGATGATGGGAGCGCGGTCTATGCGAGTAGTTAGATTTCCCCAAGTTAAATTGTCGGCCACTACTGAGGAGTATGTTCCAGAGGTATTCTTACGAGTAACTCTTACGTCAAACTGCCCAGACGCAATGGGAGTGAATCGGACCATTCCGTAGACGGTGGACTTCTTACTCCCCTCAATCCTAAATACCCCGAGACTATTTGTAATTACCTTAACCGGCTCCGCTACCAGATTGAAAGTAACAAAGGGAGTGTAGGACGTGTAGATCGGAAACTGTACCGAGTTTCCGGGCACTGGTCTGTCCATAATGATCTCAGCGAACGCCGGATTTATGTACGAGTTTATCGCAGCTATATTCCCTCGAAATGCCCCGAAGAAGTATAGGGGCTGTCCGACTACGAAGGGGGTAGTAGGGTCTTTTACTAGGAGGAGTTTATTGCCCGGCTTCAAATATTTAACGTAGTGGGCTTTTAGGTCTCCTCCGCTTCCCCCTACGAAGTAAACGTCGTAGTAGGCGTCGGGGGTAACTAGGTTGTCTACCTTAGCGAAGTTTACATAGATTTCAAAAATTCCTATCTGTCCGCCCACTGAGTCGAAATCTTTAGATACAGTAGGATCGTTATATTTTTTCCAGTCGTTAGCCCCGGACACAGAATATTCTATGTCCATGTTTATACGTCTCTCACCCAACTGTCCCGACGAGGAGTAACCGTATAGACCTTCCTGACACGCGAATTGTAAAACTATTTCCTGGTCCAGGCCGCTTGGGTTTACGCCCGTAGTTCTAACTACTCTCCACTCAGACTCCGGGTCTCCGTCGTCCTGGTTTCCGGGGAGTCCGGCTGAGAGGTAGTCCGCATTCACATCGCCTTTGTATAGAGTAAGTGCGCTAGACAGGGCGTCGTCCCACAGACCCTCACTGACCACTGGCTTATTGAAGTCTACTAGGCGATAGGCGTAGTCATTGAAGTTATCTGGATCTAGTACCGTGTCGCCGATTTTAATCTGTTGAACGTCCACAGGACCTAAACCGAAATCGTATATGGCGTAAAGATATTGTATCTGTTCCCCGGTCCTGGGGTCTACTGCCAGTTCTGTGTAAGGACTGGCCGCTAGGTTTGGAAACATCCTGTGCTGGCCGTAGACTCTCGGCACTACTGAGTAGGGCTTAGAACTATTTGACTGCCCTGTTATGGAGAACGCCTGAGATCCCTCATAGCCCCCGCTCCCGAACCCGACACTGTTAGGAACTGGAGGGGGGATTAGCGCGTTAAGGAGAAGTGCGGCCCCTATAGTTACCGCCGCTACCTGTAGACTTCCCCCGATTAGTGCTGCTCCCTGTGCCCCTGCTTCTGGCCCTAGATACACAGACGCCACTACCGTGATAGCGATTAGGGCGAACTGTTTGAATATCTGGCCACTCTCTCCGCTGGCCATATTTAAAGTTATTAGGACCGTGTCGCTGGGAGATAGCTTAGTGAATTCCCAAAGACCCGGCTCAATAAAATTTCCATTTACTATTACGTTAAACACTTCCCCGGCAGTCTTGTCTGCCAGGGGGACTCCTGCTATGGCCCGACTAACGGCTATGTGCAGTAGCTCTCCGCTATCTATATCAAATGTCTTATCCGGCTTATTGTCTCCGAAGGATAGTTTAAGTCTAATCATACTGGCACTTCCCGGTGTCGATAGTAACCAGCTATGAGTCTGTCATACCGCTCTAGCCTATCCATATTACTGCCGATGTTTTTGGCCGAGTGAAGGAACTTTGTTCCCTGGACTACGACGCCAAGGTGGCACTCAAGGCCGTAGAGGCGGATAACCACGATGTCCCCGAATTTGATTTCTCTCTTATCTTTTATCTCTACGAAGTCGCCACGGTTAGTATTGATTAGGGTGTTAACAGAGTCACGATCCGGGACGGCACCCTCGAAATAGTTTTTTACTTCGAGTCCGAAGAAATCTTTGTAGAACTCTTTAACCAGATCAAGACAGTTGTATGTCTCATAGCTGCGGCCAATGTATTTCCTCAAGTCAACGTCCATTAGAATAACCCCGGAAAGTTTCCTGGACCGTACTTCTCCGACGATATTTCCACCGACAGAAAATTATCCAGGACTATACCCGCCCGTATGCCTCTGGCATTGTACGAGAGAGTTATTATGGATAGCTCCGGCTGTTCCATTTGAACCACGTCAGGCATCGACGCCAGAATCATTTCTAGCTTAACTTTTATCTGCGTGGTGACTGAGCGTATCTCCTCGATCAACTCCAGAGAGGCGTTGTCGAAATCTATAGTGAAGTCTCTCGCTGTCTCTCCGTCGTCCATAGGTAGGCGGATCTTCATGGGGAAGGCAGTAAAAGTATTGCCGCGAGACACTACGTCCTTAGAGTTATTAACTAGGCGAATGTCTTGAGCGAAGGTGTCGTGCGACAGCGTGACCAGCGTAAGGAACGGATCTCCCGACTCCTGGGAGAATATCTGAGCCAGTAATTCTGGGGATAGGGAGTTTGACATTTATGGTTGTTTATCCCACTTGAGAGCCACTTTAAAAAATCTGCCGCCTAGTGGGGTTATCCCCGGAGGGTTAGAGAATCTAAACTCTCCTAGAAGTCCCGTCATAGGGTCTGTAAAAGAGAAGGTCTTGGCTCCGTTGTTTAAAGTAGTTTTGTAGAAATCAAATAGATCTGTGTACTCGTCGTAGTCCAGATAGATAGATGCCGTCCACACGTCAACGGCGTCTGTGAACCTGCTCCGCACTTTAGCGGGACCTACGTCCATGTCTGATTTAACGAGAGTGTCCCCGAAAGAAATACTAAACGAGTCTACGTTTAGTTTCTGCTGTAGGGATATTGGCCAGGTCTCCACTTATGACCCCCTTCTCTGTAGTCCGTAAGACTGGCTTAGTGCCCTGTCGTAGACTCCCGATCCTATGCCTTCTTTTACTTTACTGGCGATTAGAATTTCTATCTGTCTGTCGCCGCTTGGACCAGTGGTCTCTCTGGTCTGGACTTCTGACGGGGTGTTATTGATGATGTTAACCGTCACCGGAGTAACGGAAGCCTGTACTCCCAAGTTACCGCCCTTACCGCGAGACAGTGGGAGGATAGCCTCTGGGCCAGCCTCTCCCATGATCCCGTTCTTACCGCTCCCGTATCCAAAGAGTGTGGGGCTGTTGACCAGTCCACCTCTAGCGAAGGGGATAACATTGCCCCCGCCGAATGCTCCGCCTTTAGCGAAGCCAGCATTACTTGGGACTTGAGTATAGGCTCCACCAGCCGCTCCTGTGGGAGCAGCGGTAAACAATCCGGTTAGTCCCTGCGCTAGTGGCTGGAGGATAGAGGCGCGGATAACAATTTTCAGTAAGTCATCCAGCACTGCCTCTGCGAATTTACTAAACTCAAACTTACCTGTCTTGATAAATCCCAGGAAGGAAGTCTCAAGCGCACCGAAGGCTGTCTTGATTGCGTCGGCAGTTTGGTTAGCGGTAGTCCCTAGAGAGTCTAAGTATCTTTGGGTGCCTACCGCGAATACTCCTCCCGCTCCTAGCTTATCGGATACCTTTGTCAACTCATCGTTATACTGGATAAGGCTTATGCTTCCCTCGGCTAGCTTGGCGTTTAGGGTATCTATTTTCTCTATCTTTATGCTGTCGTTAAATTCTTGGAGGGAGATAGCCCCCTCAGTGAATTGTTTAGAGAGTTGTTTCCCCTCGATAACATTAAGCGCAGCGGTGTAGGCGTCTAGATCCTTCTTACCCTCAACAAACTCCTGATTAACTTTAGTAAGTTCTATTCCTGCCAGTCTATCATTGTAGTCGGAAACGGTAAGAGTCCCGAAAAGATATTCTTTGTTAAGGTCGGCCAGTAAATTTTTAGCCTTGGCCTGTTCTGAGTTAGTGGCGTCAATGGCTTTTAGTTTATCTACCAGACTTTTTAACTCATCCTTAAATTTCTGTTCGGGGGTTAGTTCTACAGAGTTAGCTAGCTTTCTGGCCTCCGCTTCCTGCTGCCGTAGTCCTACCGTAAACCCATAATTTAGATCAGTCTGGTTTATCAGTTTATCGTTTATTCCGAAAAAATTTGTGGCGGATAGAACTGCTTTATCTACCCCGTTTCTCCACTCAAGAATAGAGGCCAGGTTATCCAGTAGACCTGCCTTTAACTTATAGAATTTCTGGGTAACGGTATCAGTCTCAGACCCGAAGTAATTTAAAGACAAGACTCCAAGTGCTATAGCCCCGGTAAAGATAACTACGTATGGATTAACCGTCAGTAGGGAAGTCCCCATAGAGATAAGGGAAGCTGTTACTAGAGGTATGGCTAAGGCTCCCACAGTCCCGGCTATGAATCCCAGATTTTTAATTGCACTGGACATTAAATCCGCGAACTTAGCCGATAGGTCAAACCTTTGGTTTAGTTCCCCGATCTCAAACTTAACCCTGCCGAGAGTCTTTACGAAAGTCTGCTCGAAAGTTGGCTTTAGCTTAGTGGCCGATTCATTTATTTTTTCCTGGTTGTTATACAAAACTTCCAGGACGCTTGACGCCCGGATAAGCCCGGCCTCTGCATCCTTCAATAAGTTTTTACCGAACTTTTCCCGCAGCAGTCCGGCTACCGTGGCGTTCTGTAACATTACGGATCTTAGTTCCTGGCCTCTCAATGTACCGCTAGAAAACGCCTGGCTTAACTGAATGATAGTTGACTGAGTCTCCGCAGTAGTCGCCCCAGCAATCCTGAATGTATTGGTTAATACTTCTACAAACGCTATCATCTCCTCACTGGTAGCGTTAACTCCCTGCATAGACACAGACAACCTTGTGTACGTCTGTGATAGATCCGCTATGGAGGTGTTAGTTCTATCGGACAATTTTAGTAGGCTCTGTAGAGTCGCGGCAGCGCCTTCCTGAGATCCTGTCAGTAGGACCAGTCGGTTACTAAGGTTCTGCATTTCATCCGAGAAAGAAATTATCTGGCTTACTCCGAAATACCCGGTAAAGAGAGAGAACGCACTGGTGAGAAATCCAAGGTCGCTGGCCATTTTTTTAGTACTCTTAGATACGTCTCCCATGCTGGACGCTATTTGTTTTAGCTGGGTAGTGCTAGCTCCCGCGTCCACTCGTATTTGTATTACTCGTCTTTGACTTTCCGGCGGCATCGCTACTCCCCTTCTTCGATTTCTTCTTACCTTCTTCTTCTACCAGGCCAAGGTAAGCAGTATCCAACTCACGGATGATATACAAAAAATCATCGAAGTCCTCAATCGCATAGACCTGACAGTACGTATGGATAGCAGTAAACGGAATAGCCTGGACATCCATACCCCCAGGCCGACACGACGACAACTCTCTAAAAGCCTCCAGGTAGAAACTAAGACCTTCAACATACGGCTCGATAGCCTCTGGTTTGTTTTCAAAAAATCCCCTAGCTAGCAGATCGTAATACTGTCCGGTCTTCAAACTTTCGCGCCACTTATAGGACCATACCAGGTAGCGCGTTAAAAGTTTCCCACTTCTTCTCGATAGTTTTTAAAGTCCTGAGTGTGGTTCCACAGAGTTATAAACAAATCCGGTAGGGCTTTAAAAAACTTAACCGCTACCTCTGGGGTACACTCTGTTTCCACTCCGTCAATCTCGACGCCCTTCCAATCAACTAGACACGCTCTAACGAAAATCTTTACGTTAATTTCCAGAGCCTTATCATCGTCGAGAGTGCCCATTTCAATCTGTCTTGAATGGGGCTTATATAGTTGAGCCATCGCAGCTTTAACAGAAGGGTTAGACGCCTTGAACGGACGCAGGAGAAATCCGGTAGTGCTTGAGATGTCAAACCACACGCCGTTTTTCTCTAGGTCATCATCAGTTTTAAAAAACTTATCTAAATTTGTTTTCATACTCTCCCCGTAGTTTAGTTTGAAAACCAGTAGCTCAAACTAAACTGCCAGAGTCAATTACGACTCTGGCCACTGACACTGTTATATAGAGCGGTATAGGGTAAGTGCGCTCTCGCCGTTATCCCCTACCTTAGCTTGGCCAGTCATATCCATAGAGATGTCCTGGTTAGCTCCACCGGATGCCGGGTCATCAAAGGAAACTTGAACCGCAGGCATATAGACCCCGTACCAGCCGCTTGAATTACCGACTGTGAATCCGATACCGAAGGACTCCTGCGTGAGTTTACGTGCCAGCAGATCCCAGTTAGAATCTTTTAGATATGTACTCATGCTAACAGAGATCTGCGCGGTTCCGGGGTTGTATCCCTCGGGAGCCGCTTTACCGATACAGGTCTGAGTCGTGAGGTTGTTTGAAAGACTAACTCCTAACGACTGAATACAGAACGTGCCGGACTCGAAGGCTCCAGTCACATCTGTAGCCAGGAAAGGCATATCGACAGAACCGTTTAACGATCCAGTGGTAGCGGGGGCGGCGACATACGACTGATAGGTCATAGCCTCTGCCGCTGTGTCTACCGCCTCGTAGTCATTACCCGACATAGTGAATGAACCAGTTAGGAGTGATCCGTACTCTACTTTTAACTCCATGTCGGAGCATAGCATACCGCGATAGTTAATAGCGCGAGTAGTGAGATCCAAAAATGATTTCTCAATGGACATCGACTGCTTATTAATACCGATGCTCAACTTATCGCCGCGCTGGATCGTAGTGGTTCCACCAGTTCCGTTTACCATTCCTTCGGGACCTACGTAGGTAAGTACGAGAGCCGTCACGTCGGTTAACATTACCGTCACGTTATTCTCTGGGGCCGTGTAGCCTCCGAGACGGATGAAGTCTCCAACTACCAGGCCGTCAGTGATGTAGCTGCCAGTAACCGACGTGATAGTGAAGGCACCCGCGTTGATGGTAGCTGCGCGAGTGATGAGACCCAGTGAACTCCAGGTATTAAACATTGCGGACTCCATGAAGTCCTCAAGTGCTGTCTCTTTCGCTAACTCAAACTCATGTCCGCCGCCGACTGTGAGGCCAGTAACAACCTGGCCAGAACTCATACGGTCAGTTCGGATCTGCTGGGACTCAGTGGTCTCAGGAGTACCCGAGTAAGACTCAGATACGAAACGTGCGGTATAGAACTGACCGCTGCCGCCAGACAAATTAGTGGCCGCTGTGATAACCTGTGGGTCTCCAGCAACTCCAGTGATAACCCGGCTGACTAACAACAGAGCCGCTGCGCTGGCTCCGATTGCTGCGCTAACCTGAGTGGCTGTTGAAACTCCGTCCTCAAGGTTGACTAGGATTGCGTTACCAGTAACCACTACAGTTTCGGCTCCTGCAAGTACTGTATCCACGTACTGGATAGTAATTGCGTTCCCCTGTGAACCGCCGTTTACTGCCGTGTAAGTAATGTCGTCAATGACGACAGACGCCTTTACCGATGGAGGAGTTACTCCGTAGGTGGTCTCCTTGACGTACGCTAAACGAACTAAATTTGAACTAGACATATTTCCCCCTGTTAAATTTTAAATCACAAATCCAAGTCAGAGATATACGACATCAGGAATGACCCGCTCATATATCCACCCTCAAACGCTAGTGTGGCCCCGCCGTCAAAATTAAGCGGAGTTACGCTCTCGATGATAATGCTTCCAATTCTTGTGCCTCGGAATAATTTACGCAAGGTCTCTCCCCGCGTCAATAGGGCGGCACCAACTCCTAGCCTAGCCACATCGACAACGTGAATATAAATGACTCCCGATTCCCGATATTTTCCCTGGACGTTAGTAGCGGCCAGCTCTACGGGGATCTCATCTGAGCCAACAAATTGAACGCCTAGCCAAGGCGAGTCCGGTTGGACGCCGACATCTGCAATAAACTCTTTGATCTCCCCAAACTGGGAGGTAAGATCCACGACCGATTCACTAGGCGCGTTAAGGTCCAGGAAATTAAGGATCAGTGTTCTGACCGCTGCGCTACTCATTTGATACCACTTTCTGAAACTGAAATTACTATCATAGGATACAGATAAGTTCTGGCAGGTCTAGACTTTCTAGCTTTAGGATCTTTACGCTTGAACTTCTCGTCAAGCCCTATGGTGGAGCCGGAGATAAAATCAAACTTGATATTGGCGTTGCCTTTATACTTACGGATAATTGACCTGGACGTTAGGTAGTAGACCCCATTAGGAGCCTGGTATTTAATTCCGTCCCTGCCCTTCTGTCCTCTGGCCTTTGTTATCCGCACAGAGCGGGAGCTGTGTCTCAAGTTACCCGCTGTGACTCCCAGCCGCTCTAGCTTACGCGCATAGGGGGTTATATTTATGAAGCGGATTAAGTCCTTTTCTTTAAAGTCTGGCTTAGACGCCAGCCACGCCTTTAGTTCGGAGAGTGTGCTGGCTACCTGTACCCTATTTAGTAGGACATAGTGGGAGTCTGAATAGATGCCCTCTAGAATCGGGGACCTTTGCAGTAGAGCCTCGTAGGTCTCAAGTAGAATATCATCCATGTTAACGCGGGAACGGAACTCGATGCTGCCTATTGGATTAACGTCTTGGATAGGTTTCCCTACTTTACCGTCTACAACTACGACAGGTTTTTTATCAAAACCTGCGGCCTGTTCTTCTTTGATAACTTCTCTAGCCGTCTCTATGAGAACCAGCTTAACGGTATCAAACAGAGAGCGGAGAGTTATCTCCCCACTAAGGTCTGTATTGAGATCGTATTGCGGAGATTTTTTACCGTTCTCATAGACTAGAACTGATACCTCAAACTTGGCCATCTATTCGCATCTCACGCGATAGGCGAGAATGTCTCCGCCCAGATCCACCATTTCATTTATCTCATCTATGGCGAGACTCCCGAAAGTCGGGTCTCCGATTTTATCCCCCCGCTTAATGATGGGGGAAAACGGGTAGACGATAAAATCAACTGGGATAATAAACTCTCTGCCTCTAACCAGTATTTGACTAGGTCCTTCCTGGTTACGGAAAAAATTAGACGGAGTTATGCGTATCTCAGTAACCAGGTCCCCGTCCTTTGAGAACCGCGTAAGAGTGGCCTTACGCCCGTGGAGTTTGGCTAGAACATTGAACGCCTGTTTTAACATCCCCATACTTTACTCCTAGAGGTACGCCAGCTTACCGGACCCAGTTATCGCTCTCTCGCTGCGGTAGTAGTCCAGCACGTTAGCTTGAGACCCTATGATAGTGCCGAACGCAGATTTTCTTTCGTTGTTAGATAGCGAGAAATCGAAGTCTATAGAAATAGATCCGGGGATGGATATACGCTGTACATCGCTGCCGAAATTTAAGTCCACTCCGCTGTTGCGTTTATTATATCGCTCCTGGATTAAGTTAAGAATGACGGACTTAACTGGGCTGGGAGTAGTGGCGAATCCTGCCGTGTAGGTAACTACAGTTTCCTCCGCCCAGTAGAAACATCCGAAAGGTCTTACTATCTGTCCAGTTGGATAATGGATACGATACGCAGCAGGATCTAGGACTATCCCGTCCTCAGATATTGACGCCACTGATACCAGAGGGAAATGAAAAGTACTTATCATCTGTCCTCTGTCATAGTCAGTTGAGTAATACGTCTGCACATAGGACGCCGACAGAAACTCCCTGCGGCAGTAAGCCTGAATAACGTCGGTGAGAATAGTTATCTGGTCGTTCAAAAAAGCATCGTGGTCTGTGTTCAAGGATACGATGTTCAAATATGTTTTAGTCTCGGCCAGTGTAACTAGCATTCCATTCTCCTACTTAGGGTTTCGTATAGTGCTAATAGCCTTCAGTAACAACTCGTACTCCGCACGAGTTAGTTTTAAGGAGTCTATTAAGTGCATGAGTATTTTTAGAGCCTCTTCTTCTGACATCATCTGATTTTACCCCAGTAGTTACTTACTATTGATAGCGCCATCTTATACTGAGACAACTCCGTAGAAGTCATCGGTAATGAGTAGGTAGCTAGAATAAATTTAGCCTGTTCTATAGTCACGCAATCCCCCTTTATTAAACCCAAGCCGCTCCATCGTAATATTCCATAGCCGATGTCGTCGTGTTAAATATAACCATACCAGCTATCGCCGTCAGAGCGTTCCTTGCTGTTGTGTCCATTCTCGATAATACCATAGCCTTAGTCGTAGACTTTACCTCTAGCGCGACGCTTGAGTTTGTCACCACGTCGTCGCTGCCAGCAGTGCCGCCTAACAACAGGTCACCAGCTAAATAGTTATGGTTATCAGTCCTGGCGTAAAAACCCCAAGTGCTAGTCCCTGGATCTCCAAACGGCAGGTCAAACAAATAACCGTACAGTTTATTTACCGTCGTCGAGCCGTTAGGCAGCGCAAGGGCTTTGCATAACCCAACCTCGTCAACCGTACCGCCGCCAGCGCCAGCGTCTAGGCTTAGTGCGAATAGGGCGCCATAACATTTATCAAGCGTCGATCCGGTCCCCATCGTTAACACCGCTGGCAAACCGAGTGCCGCGACTCCGATAAACGAAGTGCCGACCGTCGCATTGTCGCCAATATTAATTAACGCCGCTGTGTTTACAGAGATGGTATCGCCGCTCGTTAACGTCGCATTGGCGGCAACTGTTGGCTGAGTAATAAGACTGTGGATTGACGACGGTTGACCGCCGCCATCAACTAACGCTTGCGTTCCAAACGCATTCAGCTTGCCAATCGATAAAGCGCCGCCAAAGGTTAACGATCCGGTTATCTCAACGTCGCCGTCAAGGTACGCGGCTTTTACGTTGCCGGGGTTTTCGCCGTTAACGAAGTTTGCCGCCGCAGCGGTAACTTGAGCGTTACTGCCAGTGCCCGTAATGGTCGCAGTCACTGTGCCAGCCATGAGGGACGCATCGACCGCTGCCTTAACTTGCGTTGCAGTCGATACGCCAGAGTCAATTTGTACGGTAATGGCCTGACCTAGTAACGTGATAACTTCTGAGCCAGCAGTCGCGCCCGTCGTGTACTCAATCGAGTATGAGTTATTATCGCCAGCGTTGTTAAACGTGTACGTTAGATCCTGAATTACCAAAGACGACGCGACGCCAGCATAAGGAGTCACGTTATCCATTGATACGTTTAACCCCGCCGCATATCTAGCCGAGGTAATGGTCGGGCTAATGTTTACTCCCTGCCAACCGCCGCCGTTAAACGTGCCAAACTGACCACTTATCGCGACACCGTTGTAACCTGCGTTACCTGTAAACGTGGTGATATTGGGGTTTAGATTTAACCCGTTTACGTTGTTATTATTTTTAACCGACAATATTGTGGGCGATGAGTTAAACGACGTGTAATTAGGGCAAGCGGTCGCAAAATTTGCACCATCGTAAAACGCTTGGATGTACACGTTACCGACTAGCCCCGAGTCAATCGTCGCCGATGAGTTAATACCCGGTTGAAAACCGTATCCTTGCATCGGTCCTGTCACATCGACGTTAGCGTTTATCTGGCCAAACCCGTAATGGTAACTAAATCCTCTCGCGGCTATTGGATCTGTACCGTTACCGATTGAGAAGTTATTATCGAAAAAAGAAAACTCGCCAATGTCGCCAGTGCCAGAGTGTACGGCATTGTTAGCGTGGATCGTTACCGACCTGCCGTTAGTGCCAAAAGTAAACCCGCTAGATGCATTGTCAAAATTTACCTGTAAACTCTTAACCGCCCATTGCTCGTCTGGCGAGTTTTGCAAGGGGTCAAAATCAAAACCGCTAGCCTCAACTTGGAAATTACCAGTCACTCCGTTTGGCTGATTCTGTATGTACGTCTGCAATCCCTTAGTCGTCGTGCTGTACGCATACCCTAACGCTGCCTCTGCCGTACCTGCGTTTGACAGCCTAATCGCTGAGTTAAAGTTACCGCTTGCCACAATCGTCGATATGTCCTGAGTGCCAGTGTGGTTAGCACGAGCGCGGTTAGCCGTATCTCTATTGTTTTGATCGGTAACTAAATCAGTCTGCGACGCCAGCGATCCTGTAACAGCACCCCAGGCGACACTCGCTCCACCGCTTACCCACGACAGCACCCCAGATCCGTCAGTCTTTAATAACTGGCCAGTAGTGCCGTCAGTGTTAGGCCATTGCAAACTAGCTGTGCCCAGCAAAACCTTTGGACCATCCCAACGGATCATCTGAGTTAAGCCATCAGCAGCAAAACCCACTCGGCTAGCAGTGTCTAAAACTAAACTACCGTCGCTGTTATAAACACCGCCATCTAAAAATAAATTATTAAAGTCGCCGCCCGACGAGTTTCCTAAATCAATAACGCTGCCATCGCTCTGCAGCGTCTCGTTAATAGCAGTCGGGGTTAGATTAGATAAATCTGTACTCGCGCCAACGGTCGGAGTAACCCAGTTCCCGTTAGATCCATCGGTTTGAAATACTTTACCGGAGTTACCCGTCTGTACTGGCAGTAAATTATTAATAGCCGCAGTCGCGTTACTCTGACCAGTGCCGCCCTTAGCTATTGGCAGCACATTCTCAGTCGCAACGTCGCCTAAGTTTAAGTTAGTTCTAGCCGTTGCCGCGTTTGTAATATCAGATAAATTATTTGCCGCCGTTAACTTAGCGTTCAATTCGCTCTGTAAATCTGTCTGGTTTGATAGGGTTCCGGTGATGCTTCCCCAAGTTCCCCCTCCTCCAGATGGGGTAGCCCACTGAGTATTATAGTTGGTGCCATCTATCTTTTCTAGTACCTGACCAGCAGTTCCTCCTACAGGTACTCCGACTCCTGGCGCTCCCGTAGCTCCTGGTGCCCCTGGAGATCCGGGAGATCCGGGTGCCCCTGCGGGACCAGGAGGACCCTGTGTTCCTACTTGAAGTACCGAGGTAACTTCCCCCGTAGTCTCAATTATAATACTCACTTAGTCACCTCCGCGCTAAAACTGACATTACCTTCTACGACCCTAGTTACTACTGATCCAACAGTGGTCTCTATATCATATACATAGTTTGATACCTTATAGTCAGCGGGGATAGCCATTGTCTCCGTGTCCGTAAGGGACAGTTCAACTTCTCCAGTGTTAGTTACCTGGTTTAAAATTACAAATGTGAAGGATGCAAGGATGTCAGACGAGTTGTAGGTCCTGCGAATCTGTCCGTCGAATGTCCACCCAGTAATATCTAGAGGAACTCCGGCACCGTCTTTAAAGGTGAGAGTCTTAGTGTAGGTCGTGCCCTGCTCTATAATCAAATTTAGTTTACCCGCTGCCATGTTTTTCTCCCCTAGGAAACTAGGTCTATATCTCCCCTGCCTACTAACATTTTCATCGGTCCCGTTGGCTGTCCAACTCTAACATTATATTCCCCCGGAACGGTTGTTCGATTTTCTCTAGGAACTATCAGACCCGGAGTAATTGAACTTAGGAAATATTCTTTCTCGCAGTCTAGACCAAGGTAGTTATCCCCTGTCTCCCCGTTAACTACTATTGTGCAAGCGGTAGGGGATGCCTTAGAATTAACCAGTCCTACAATATCAGAATCGGGCAAGGTTGTAGCCAGTCCGTTGTAGGCCACTACATCAAACGCCTGGGACGACACCGCCACTACCGCCACTAGAGTAGGCCAGCTAGACATAAAAATTTCAGTTAAATTAGTTTTCTTTAGAACTACCGCAGCTCCGACAAATACCGAGGAGTCGCACGTAACGTCTATCGTCCCGGTGCCAGATGTTCCGGGGATGCCTTGGGGTCCTGTCGGTCCTGTGGCTCCGTCCGCTCCCGCTGGTCCTGTCGGTCCTGTGGCTCCGTCCGCTCCCGCTGGCCCTGTCGGTCCTGTGGCTCCGTCCGCTCCCGCTGGTCCTGTCGGTCCTGTGGCTCCGTCCGCTCCCGCTGGCCCTGTCGGTCCTACGAGAGACGCCAGCCACGCTGCCTCGTTTCCTACAAAACCGGAGTCCACAGCTACTTGATAGGCAGAGTCTCCGTCAGCTCCGGGGGGTCCTGCTGGCCCTACCCCGCCTCCTCCACCACTAGATCCGCCTCCGCCTCCACCACCGCC